TTATAAACCCTGGAACAAGTCTTCTTGATACCCGATCGCCTTCGGGATTCCCCCACGCCAGTTTCCATAGATCAGCTCGACGCACTCTCCTCCCTTTCCTGCTCCTCCTACGGTGTATTGATAATCGACCTCGACCACCGGTAGGCCGTCGAACAGCTGTCGAATCTGCGGATGGTCGTTGATCGAAATGAGCATCGTGCCGGCTATCGTTCTTGCGGCCGCAGCAAGCTGTTCGTACTCGCTCCAGGGGAAATCGATTCCATATCCCTCGACCTGCCAGTAAGGCGGATCGCAATAAAAGAGAGTGTGCGGTCGATCGTAGCGTCTGACGACCTCTTGCCAGCCGAGGTGCTCGATTGTCGTGTGAGAAAGCCGGAAATGCGCTTCGGCGAGATCTTCTTCGAGAGTGAAGATGTTAAAGCGCGGCCGTGAGGTCGTCGCGGTGCCGAAGGACTGGCCATCGACCTTCCCACCAAAGGCGAGCTTCTGTAGATAGAGAAACCTTGCCGCCCGCTGTACGTCGGTAAGAGTGGCCGGCGCCGTCGCCTGCAGCCACTCCCAGTTTTGCCGGCTGGTCAGCACCCACTTGAATTGCTTATACAGCTCTTCGAGATGATATTTGACGACTCGGTAAAGGTTGACCAGGTCACCGTTGATGTCGTTGAGAACCTCGACCTCGGACGGCCGTTTAAGGAAGAAAATCGCGGCCGCGCCGCAGAAGGGCTCGACGTAACACTGATGAGGAGGGAAGAGCGGTAGAATCGTGCCAGCAAGTTTACGCTTGCCCCCGATCCAGGGGATAATGGGCTTTGGCATGGTTGGCGAGCCTCCATTGTCAAAAGGGTTTTGACGTGTTAGGCTCGCCGCACCTCGTACGGGGTGGGGAGCCTTGGCTGGGCTCACAGGCTGCGTCTGTGAATCTGGCGGCTGGGCGACGGTGTCCGCCGTCGCCCGGCCGCTCCCTTTCTTTTCCCCTCCTTAACTGCTGTTCAACTCAGCGTATAAAATCGGTCCACCTTCTTAATGATCGCCGCGAATGGGATTTGGTCGCCGTATTTTTCGAGCTGACCGATCAGCACGTCCGAGCCGGTGAAGAGCACCCGCTTGTCACCCTCGATCTGCACTTGCAGTGTCAGGTATTTTCCCGACCGGTTCTTACTGAATTTGCTGTTGCGGATGCTGTAACCGGTGACAACCAGTTCTCGGTTGAGCACGTCATCGATGCGCACCTTCGGGCCGTCGAGAATGTTGGTCTCGGCCGCGAAATCAGAAAACCGCTGCATGCGCTACTGCGCCAGCGCCGCATCGACAATCGCGTAACATCCCTGCCGAAACGCGTCGTAATCCAGCCATTCTTGCGAGGTCCTGTCCAGCGCCAGCTTGCCGAGCTGGCTCGGGTAGCTGTAGCGGGAGGTGATCAAGGCGTCAATCAGCGTGTCCCGGTCGGCGGCGGGGGCGTTGACATAATCAAACTGGTATTCCGGCACCGGTTGCCCGTCGATCTCGCGCGGGGCCTCAACAATGTTGTAGCGGAATTGGTAGCCGCCTTCGTGGCGGATAAGGGTTTCCGGGTAAATGGCGCTGTATCCTTTCATGCAGTCCTCCAGTCATATCGTTGTTGCAGATTGTGGGTATTGGCCCATTGAAACCAGCCGTTGTAGGCGGCCATGGAGCGGCGGTCGCCGGCGCGGAACCGGCGCTTGAAATTTTTGACGATGCTCTTTCGCACCAGGGTGTAGCCGTGAAAGAAGCGGTAGCCGAGAAAGTCGATCCCCCGATCGGCTACCGGAAAAACCTGCCAGTTGCCTTTGACCTCAAGCTGCAGCACGTCCGCCAGGTAGGCGGCGATCCGCCGGCGCCAATCGTGCAATTGCGCCTTGTCCGCGCCGAGCAAAACCATATCGTCGCAGTAGCGAAAGTAGTAGCTGGCGCCAAGCGCCTCCTTGACCCAATGGTCAAATCCGGACAGAACGAAATTGGCGAAATGCTGGCTGGTGTAATTGCCGATCGGCACGCCGGGGGCGCTGTCGATTATGGCATCGAGCAGCCAGAGCAGATCGGCGTCTTTGATATTGCGCCGCAGAGCGGACTTCAAAACATCATGATCGACGCTTTGGTAGAACTTGCGCACGTCGAGCTTGAGACAAAATCGCGTGCCGGCCACGTCACGCAGGGCCTTGCGCACCCGGCGCACGCCATCGTGGATGCCACGCCCCGGCAGGGCGGCGTAGGTGTCGCGAATGTAGCCGCGCATGAAGATCGGCTCCAGCACGTTGATAATGCAGTGGTGGATGATTCGATCCGGGTAGTACGGAAGCCGCCAAATCTCGCGCTCCTTCGGCCCTTCGGTCCGGATCAGCACGGTGTATGGTGAATTTTTGAATGTTTTATCCGCCAACATCCGCCGGATCTCCAAAAAGTAGCGCTGCTGATCGGCTTCGACCATGCGCACCTCGGCATAATGCGCCTTGCCGCGTTTGGCCCTGGCGTGGGCCAGGGCGATGTTGTCCAGGCTGCAAACGTCTTCCCACAAATTGCCGTATCTTTTCATCTGCTTCATGACCTTTGAGCGTTCGGGGCGTCCCCTACCGGCACAAGCTGCGCGGTCGTTTTGTTTTTTGCCAAGAGGCAGGGAGTTTCGGGGCTGTTGCAGAGTGAAGCAGAGCTGCCTGCCGATGTTCGCATTCGTATTCGACGCCGCGTTATTCGCATTCCAATAGAACGGACCCGCATTCGCACCGTTATTCGCGTTACCGCCTACCAGCAAGACGCGCAGGCCACTACGAACCGAAACTCCTCGTTCATTAAAATCACGCGGGCGCATCGCGCTCAAAGCAGAGCCGCCCGCCGATGCCCGCATCCGCAAACGACGCCGCGCCATACGCACTCCAACAGAACGGACCCGAAACCGCACCGTTACCCGCGCTACCGCCCACCCGCAAGACGCGCAGGCCACCTGCGTAGGTAGAATAGTCGTACATGCCGGCGGCGGAGGAGCCGGCGAGATCGGCCGGCAAAACCATGCCCAAGCCGCTGTGCGGGCGGCCGCCGTAGCCGTTGGCCTTGGGCAGGTCGATCCCCTGCCCGGCGGCATCGAGCAGGCGCGTCCAGTCGGTGAGCAGAGTGTAGTCGTAGGGCGGGTCCTTGTAGTAGAGCGCCCCGTCGCTCACCAGCGAGGCGACGCGCTCCCAGACGTTGCCCCAGGGGTTTTCGACCCCCAGCACCTGCGCGTAGTCGGTGAGGTAGCCCGCCGCCGCGCCCGCCTGCACGGCGCTGGCGTAGCCGCTGGCGACATCACCGAGACCGCATTTGCCGATGTAGCTGTCATTGAGCCAGTCGCCGCCGGACAGGTTGATGCGGCCCACCCCGACGATGCCGGGGATGTTGTAGCTGCCGTAGGCGACGATCATCAGCAGCCGCTCCCACAAGGCGCTGAGCAGATGCGACTGCCGCCAGCCGGCGCCGCGCGCGAGGGCCAGAGTATCGGTGACGCTGGTGGTCAGTCCGGCGTGCCCCCAGTCGCCGGCGCGGGTGGTGACCGGGTAGACGGCGCTGACGCCGTCGGCGGGGGATTTGGCAATGGAGCACAGCTTGACGGTGCCCGCGTAATCGTAGGCGCTGGCCTCGTAGGCCCCACGGTACGCAGCCTCTTTGCCGGTAAACAGCGGGTAGAGGGTGAAACCCTCCAGCGGCAGATGCGACAGCAGAATGTACTGCCAGTTGCCCCACATGCCGACCTTGTACCATGCGGGCAGGTACTCGACCATGATCTGCCCGTTGGCGCCGGACAGGTCCACAGCCGTGCCGTCGTCATGGGTGGCAAAATTGGCCCAGCTGATGCCTGCGTAAACGGTCCCCGCGTCGGCCAGCACCACTCGGCGCAGACGGCTGAAGACCGGGCCGAGGCTCGCCATGCTCGCCGGCAGCGCTCCGGTGGCCAGGCCGGTCGCCGACCCGAGGCGCATCCACTGGCGGTTGACGGTATCGTAGGCGACGCCGACGAAATCGGTGTTTGCGCCGCCTCCGGAGTAAGACGCCGCGCTCGACGCGCCGACGGTGTCGAGGGTCTTGAGCAGGTTCCCGTGAATCATCAGATCGGTCTGGGTGGCGGTGGCCAGGTCGAGGGCGTTGAGGGCGGCCAGGGCGGCCTGGATGTACTTCTCGCGGAATTCGAAAAGACTGGTCGTGGGCATGAAAACCTCCGGTTAAAGCGCTGCCAGCAGCAGCGGGGTCCAATAAGGGTCGAGAGTGCCGTCCGCTCCGGCCAGCGGAATTTTCCCCGCCTCCGGCGTCAAGGTGGCCGTGCCGCCGGTGACCACGGCGGCGGCATCGTTGGCGGCGGCGGTGGCTATGCCCGCCTGTGCCTGGGCTTCCACCGCCGCAGCAACAGCAGCGGCCTCTTTGGTGGTCGCCGTGCCGGCCGAACCAGCGGCGGCGGCGGCGTATCCCTGGGCCAGCCCCACCTGGATCGCCGCCAGCGCCACCTGCGCGATCGCATCCTGCACCGATTGCGCGGCGGCTTCTTTGTTGGCGACAATCGCCGCCAGGGTGGCCACCGCGTCTTGCAGCGCCGGGATAAAACGGGTCTTGTGTCCGCCGCCGGCCAGACCGGTTGCGGGATCGGCATCGTCGCTATAGGTGTTGCCGTTGATCGTGACTTCCATCAGATGATCTCCTTGAATCGCACGGGGCTGCGCGCACCGTCGTAGTAGGGATTTTCCAGGGGATCGAGCTGCTCGGCGCGGCAGAGCATCGAGCGCTGGCGATAGAGCAGCAGGGTGTCGTCCGGATCCCAGACGAAATACATTTCGCCGGCGATGTCCAGCCGCCGCTGCCGGTCGTAAAAGATCGCCATCCCCTCGCCCGTGCTCATGTGCTCGAACAACCCCTCCACTATGCGCACCGCCCGCCGGCGGTTGAAATACTCCACCCCGCCCAGGGCCTGCTCCACCGTCGTTTGCGAGCGCCAGCCGGCGCGCGGATCGACAAGCACCCCCTGCACCGCCTGCACCGCCGGCGCGATCAGGGCGCGCCCCAGCTCGAAATAGCCGTCTGGGTTGGCCGCGTCCGACACCTCCACCCGCGCGTAACGGGCGTGGATCGGCTGGGCGAGGCAGTGCCACAAGTCCGGGCGCGGATCGTAGGAGGCGATATCCTCCGCCGTCAAATCCCCGGTCCAAAATTCGTCCGCCTCCCACTCCTGCGCCAGCACCGGCCAGTACGCCGGCCAAAACGGCAGCCAGCCCGTATCGTGCACCGGCAGGGTGTGCCCGGCGTCCGAGAAAAACGTCCAGCGCGCCGTGGCGTTTGCCGACGCGTTGTGGCGGATGATCGACAGCAGGCGAATCGCCCGCACCGCGCCCAGGTCCACATCCCACAGGGTCGAAGCCAGGGCGGCGTCGGCGCTGCGCGCCACCTTGGAAAGCAGCGGATTTTGCAGATTCGCCAGCGGCAGGCCGGCCTGCCAACTGCCGCCGGAAAGGGTGGCGGCCAGGGTGCGATCGGGAAAAGCGAACAGCGGATTACCCATCGTTTCAGCCCCACAGGTCCAGGTAAATAAAGTCCGTTTCATAGTCCTCTTCAGTGCCGATCACCACCATCAGTTTGCCGGCACTGTAGCCGTAACGCGGCACTTTGAGCAGCAGCACCTTGCCGAGCACGTCCGCCGGAACCGCCGCGATCGGCACTCGCACGCGCAGCCGGTCGCGGTTGACGCTGTAGAGAGCCAGCAGGCGGTCGGCCTCGGCTTGGGCGACGGGCGCAAAGACCAGCAGGGTGTCTATCCGGATTTCCCGCGCCAGCGGGTGGGCGACCTGCACCGCCGCGTCGGTGGCAGCGGCGGCGCGATACTCGGCCGCTAGCCACTGCGCCCGGGCGGTCCCTTCGCGCAGGTCGAGGGCGGCGGCCTCATCGCCGCCGTAATTAGGCAAGGCGGCGATAATATCGGCGCCTGTGGCGAGAACCGGGAAGCTGACGGTAGGCGAGGGTAATTGCTGCAACAGCCAGCCGCCGCCGTCGACCGTGCGGGCGATAAGCCCCTCCTCGTTGGTGCCGCAGACCCAGAAATAGCCGCCGGCAAAGAGCATGTCCTGGGGCGGGAAGCGGCTCATCGCGACGGCCTGCTCCCAACTGATCCCGTCGCGCGAGTAGGCGAGGGTTCCGGAGGTCGACTGCGCCAGCCAGATCCCATTACCGTAGGCCACCAGAAAATAGCTGGTGGAGGAATACTGCGCCGGCAGCGCTCGGGCCGTCCAGGCAACGCCGTCCGCAGAGGTATAGGCGTAGGGGGCCATCTGCCCGACGAGAACGAACGTGCCGCCGCCGAATGCAACTCTTCTTGGTTGCAGGGCCGCCGAGGGGATGTCGGCCCGCTGCGTCCACGTGGCCCCGTCTGGGGACGTGACGACCTTGCGGTCGAAGGCAACGGCAACAAAAACGCCATTCCCGTAGGCGATCGACATCCATTGCCCAGAAACCGGGGCGGCGCGGGGCGTCCAGTTGATACCATCCGGCGATGTTAAAAAATTCCCCGTGGATATGTCGGAGATGACGAACAGGCCGTTTCCATAGGTGATCGTCTCGCAGGCGACGCCGATCGGAAAGTGGCGCTCGGTCCAGATTCGGCCGTCGGTCGAGGTTTCATAGGCTGTCCCTTGGGTGAAGCTAACGGCCACAAAAAGACCGGCGCCGTAGGCGGCTCCGGTCCAGACCAGCCCCTGGACGGTGCTCCCGCCCCTCCAGGACGCAAGGTTGATCCCCTCCGCCCAGCCGCCGGGGGCCGCGCTCCAGTTGCGGTCATAGCCGACCGTGGCCCGCCAGGCTGGCAAACCGCGCCCTTCGTCGTTGGTCGCCAGGCGCTCGACGCTAAGCACGTCGTCCTCGGTGAGGGTGGACACCGGCGGGCCGGTCGGCGCATCGAGGCGGCCCATGCGCAGCTGCCCGGAACCGTCGAAGGCATACCAGGCGCCGATCGAGGCGGCTACCTGGTCGAGGGCCGCCGCGATCGTGGTTTCGGCTGCGGCATAAAGGCCTACCGCCGCGCCGTTGGCGGCGTACAGGGCTGCCACATCGGCGCCCACCACGTCGCCCTCTGCCAGGGTCGGCGCCCGAACCGCCAGGCGCGGAATCAAATAGGCGGCACTTTTCGCGACAGTGAAGCTTGATTCGGCGGCATCGGCCGTCACCTGCCCAGCCGGCGTGGCCCCCAGGCGAAAAACCCCCCCGGCAAGCCAGACGCGGTACTGCCCCGGATCGGGCTCGTTGGCCTCCATGTCGGCCTGGTCGGCATAGGCGGCGCCGGCGACCAGGCTGACCCCCTTGTCGTAGACGGCCGAAATTTCGTAGAGCGCACCATCATTGAGCTGATAAATCAGTCGCGAGGTATTCACGCACACCGGCGTGGCGTTCTTGACGACGCCAAACAACAGTGGTTTCGGCTGCCCCTTGATATCCTCGGTGCCGTCGATGCCGTCCGGCAGCGCATTCGTGCCACCGTATTTAACCGTCTGCAAAGGGACGTTCAATTCCTGTTGCCGATCCTTCACCCGGATCGCCACTTCGTCCCATGCCGAGGTCGGCTGCTCCATCGAGCAGGCCGCCAGAGTCACCACGGCGCTAAGCACCGCCCCGATCGCCGTCGCACGTTTGATCATCAGATTCCTCCCGTCGAATCCATAAAGCAGCAGATCGTCCAACCCGCCGTCGCTGTTGACCAACACCACCTCTCCGAAGCCAATAGTCGAAGCCCCGCGCGTCGTGCCGTCGCCGAACAGCATCCGCTTGAGCCGGCCCGGGTGCAGCACCCGCGGCTCGTAATACTGGCCGCCGTAGACGTAGCCGACGCCGGTGCTGTAGCGCAGCACCTTGGTGCCGGCGATGGCCGGGTCGTAGACGGTGGCTTCGATGAGGTAGATGGTCTCTTCCATATCAATTCATGCCCTTACGCCGAATTCGCCAGGCGCTGCTGGCCGGCCATTTCCCTCTGCGCGGCCGCGCCTTTTTCACCGGTGTCGATCAGCCGGGTAAAGCCCGCCTGCTGCACCCGCACCCCGGCGGCCGCATGGCCTTTAAGTTCGGCCATCTCCGCCCGCAGCGCTTTGACCTCGGCGATCAGCTCGCGGTTGTCGCCCCCGCCGCCGCCGGCGGGGATGCCGTAGCGGCGCAGGGAGGCGGCGAAATTAGCGTCGAGAATCATCTCGCCCTGGTGGATGTCGGCGCGCATATCGTAGGGGACGTACGCGCTGCCGACGGCGAAGCTGGGGGTCTCCCCCTGACTGGTCAGGTATTGCCGCAGCAGCTCGCGCATCAGTTCGGTCTGCCCGGCCAGCAGATTCAGCTGGGCAAGGTTTTCGTCCTCGATCGCCTGGCGAATGTCGTTGAGCAATTGCACCTGGCGCTCGGCCGCCGAGAGGGTCGGCGCGCCGTCAATGCCGGCGATCTCGCCGAGGGCGGCGGTCACCCGTTCAAAATCGGTTTGATAGCCGGCGCCCGAAGCGTTGTAGGCGCGGGAGGCCTCCAGCAGCGACCGGCCCAGGGCCGGCAGTTCGGCGTCGCGGCCGGCAAGCTGCGCCTCTTCGAAGGCGCGCATCCGCTCGGCGTAGAGGCGCTCCGGAGAGGTGTTGCCAATATCGGAAAAAAGAATGTCGCGCAGGGTGGCGGCGGCGTTGCCGGCGACATCGAGGGCCTGTGCAATCTGCCGCCGCAGGCTGGAGAACGCCTCTTCGGCCCCCTCTTCGAGCGCCTCGTAATACTGGTCGGCGGCCTCCGAGAGCTGCAGCAGCTGCACGTAGCGTTGCTGATCGGATTCGTTGCTCAGAGCGAGGGCCTCGACCAGGGCGCGATAGCCCTCGCGGCTGCCGGGCAGAATCATATTCATTTCGCCCATGGCGACGGTGAGGCGATCCTGCAAGTACTGCTGCTTTTCGGCGTCGGTAAAGAAATTGTCCGAATAGGCGGCGAAGGCGTCGCGAAAGTTGTCCAGCCCGCCGGCCAGCTCGATCAGCGCCTGGCTGATATCGAGGGCATTGCTTTCGATGCTCAGACCGCTGCGCTCCACCGCATCGCGCACCACCGCCTGCTCGGCGACCAGGCGCACCATCGTCTCCAGCAACCCTTCGTTCAGCTGCTGGTACTCGGCCACGATCTCGCCAAACAGGTCCTGCGCCATCTGGTCGCCGGCGGCGGAAATGACGCCGGAGAGGATTTCCGCAATCTCCTCACCCGTTTTGTCCTGGAGGTCGAGCAGGCCGATATCAATTACGTAGGCGTTGATCTTCTCGGCGACATCGACGCCCAGGGCCTGCGACAGGCCGAACATCGTTTCGCCGAGGTTGGCAAAAATGTTGGTGAACAGGTCGGTGACGCCTTCGTCCACCTCCTGGTATTTTGTGGAGTATTCGCGCTTAGTGCTTCCGAACAGCCCGCCGTCCGTTTTCGTCTTGATGTAGGCGTACGCCTGAATAACCGCGTCCGCGCCGGCCAGTATGTCGCCGATATTGTTTTCTCCGATCGACAGGCCCGAGGCGAGAATCGTGGTTTCGGTGCCGCCGCCGAGCACGGCGTCCCAGATTTCGGCGTTGCCTTTGTTCACCCAATCCATATTGGTAATGGCCCCGGCGCTACCGGAGGTGGCCAGTCCCCCAATGATTTCGCCGAGGGTGCTGTCGCCCAGAAAACCGGTAAAAAATCCGTCAACTTCCCCGAACAGGTCGCTTATAAAGCCGCCGACGGTGTCGGTCACCTCCCAGGTGAGGCTATCGACTTCGCCGGTGGTGATATCCCACTGGCTGTCGTCAAAAGTGCCGAAGTTGCGCACGATGTTTCCCACCAGCCCCCGGATGTTGGTGTTGAGTTCGCGCATCGAGCGATGAATGCCGCGCAGCTCGGCGTACTCGCTGGCGTGGATCTCTTCGAGCAGGTCGTAGCCCTTGCTGGCCGATTCGGAAACCGCCTCGGAGTCGCCGAACACGGTCCCGGTGCCCGGCGCGGCCGCCGGCGGCGCCGAGCCGCTGCGGTCGCCGCCGAAGCCGATGCCGGCGGCACCCAACACCCCGGCCATAAGCGCGGCCATGGCGGCGATCCGGCCAAAGGCGGTGTAAGGGTCGCCGCTGCCCTGGGTGGCCACCGCCACGGTGGCCGCCGAAACCGCTTTAGCACTATTGCCGGCGATTTCCGTGGCATTTGTCACCTGCGTAACGGCTTGTTTCTGAAACAAGGCGCCAATCTCGACGGCGGATTTTTTCAGCTGGAGCGCGATCTCGACGGCGGCGAAGGCCAGCTCCAGATTGTGCAAAGCCTCGCGTTCCTTCGACTGCTCATCAAAAAGCTCCGAGGTGGTGCCGAACAGTTCGCGGTAGCCGGCGAGCTGGGATTGGATAGCCTCGTCGGCTTCCCTTTGTTCCCGCGCCGCCAGGGCCTCCAGCGCTTGTGCGCGCTCGGCGGTCCCCTCGGCATATTTTTCGTCTACGATCTGGCGCAGGGCGGCGGTTTTTTGTAGATTTTTCTGCTCCTCCTGGTGCGCCCGATTCAACCGATTCATCGCCTCCACCGCGTTACCGATACCGTCCGTAAGCGGATCGCCGAAGAATGTTACGCCGGGGGAATCGAAAGAGACCCCATTGATTTCGGCCATTAGCGTCTCGAAGGCGGTGGCTTTTTCAAGCGCTGCTTGGGCGCGCTTATCCTCTTCTTCGGCGGCGATCTGCGTCTTCTGCTGCTGCGCCGCCTCGTACACCGCGACCATGGCGGTCTGCACGTCCCCTTCGGCTACTCCGGCCTCCAGCAGTATCTTCCGCTGCTCCGCCGCCCATTTGTCCACCGCCAGCAAACGCTTTTGCAGCTCGTTGGCCTGCTGCAGGGTGATGGCGGCTTCAACTTTTGCGAGAGCGGCAACCTGCGCGGCCATTAGCGTCTCGAAGGCGGTGGCTTTTTCAAGCGCCGCTTGGGCTCTCTTATCCTCTTCTTCGGCGGCGATCTGCGTCTTCTGCTGCTGCGCCGCCTCGTACACCGCGACCATGGCCGCCTGCACGTCCCCTTCGGCTACTCCGGCCTCCAGCAGTACCTTCCGCTGCTCCGCCGCCCATTTGTCCACCGCCAGCAAACGCTTTTGCAGCTCGTTGGCCTGCTGCAGGGTGATGGCGGCTTCGACTTTTGCGAGAGCGGCAACCTGCGCCGCGCTTTTGTCGCCGGCCGCGCCAAGGGCGTTCTCTGTCGCGGTCTGGAACCTTTCGATTGCCCCGGTCAAGCGGATAATTTCCTGTGCGTTTTGCACATATTGCTGAGCGACCGGGGCGTTTTCTCCAAGGCCGCCGGCGGTGATGACCATAGACAGCCGTTTCTGCTCTTTTTGCAGCTCAGCCAGTCGTTTCTCGGCCTCCGCAGCAGCAAACCCGGAGCCTCGGACCATGGCCTGGGTTTGGCGCTCCAAATCTTCAATAATGCTATCCGTCGCCCGCTTGGCATCATCGGCCGCTTGCGACGCCCGGCTGCCCCAGAGCGCCCAGGCGGTCGCGCCGACGCCAAGCAAAGTAGTTATGACGCCGATTGGCCCGCCCATAAGGCCCAGCGCGCCGCGTAACAGGCCGACGCTGGCGGCGGCTTGCCCGGTGGAGACAATAATTCGCTCGCCCATGGCCCCGAGTCGATAGGTGGTGGTCGCCACCGCCGTGTGGACGGTCCACCAGTTGGCCGCCATCTGCGCCGTTCTGGCGACCGTCGCGGCGCCGGCCACGGCCAGGCTAGACACATAACGGGTCAGAATCAGACCGCCCACGAGGACAACCGTGTCTCCGACCTCGTCTATGTGCTCGGAGACCCAGGCCACCCCGCCGGCAAACGTGGCCGATGCACCCCGAGCGCGATCCGCGCCGCCCACATAACTGCCGACAGCGTTATCCAGCATGGTGAACGCCTGGCCGACGGTCATGGCAATCTTGCCGTATTCGCGATCAATCGCTTCGCTTTGCGTCAAGAGCGCCTGCACGACCGCCTGGGCCGTTAGCTCCCCATCGGCGCCCAACCGGCGCAGCTCGCCAATGCTTTTGCCCATGCCGACGGCAATCGCTTCGGCCAACCGCGGGGCCTGTTCCAGGACGCTGTTTAGCTCCTCCCCTCGCAGAACACCCGAGGCCATGGCCTGGCCAAGCTGGATGAGCGCCGCTTGCGCGCCGGCGGCGCTGCCGCCGCTGATGGTAATGGTTTTGTTGACTGATTCGGTGATGCGCAGCAGCTCGACCTGGGCGAGCCCAAGATCTTCGGAGTTTCTGGCAATGCGGGAGTAAAGATCGGCCGTTGCCCCTAGAGCTGACCGCGTGTCCTGGGATATGTCGTAAAGCTCTTTGCGGGTGGCAACCAGCTCCGCTTCGGATTCCGCCACCAGGGCGATGCGGCTGCTGAGCAGCGTCTGGGAGTCCGCGTACTGAATGCTTTCTCGGGCCAGATACGCCAGGCCGACCGTGCCGATGACCGTACGCAGGGAAATAAACGATTGCTCCGTTCGCGCGTTGCTGGCGATGACCGATTCCGCCATCCGGCCGCTTGCCGTGCCCGCCTGCGCCATGCCGGCGGCCATGCGGCCGGTGGCGGTCTGAGCCTTGCCGCCAAGGCCGTGGACGGCCGTCTCCACCTGTGAGATACCACCCGTGACCTGGGGGATGCCGGCGATACCGAGGCTGAGCTGCACGTGATTTTGACTCATCGCCGATCCTTTCCGAAAATCAAGGTCGGGCGCCCACAAGGGGCGCCCCTACAAAAACACCCGGTTTTTTACCGCCCGCCGTGGGCCATCAACTCGGGCAGGTGCTGCACACCCGCTCCAATGCTGCGCCGTAGGTTTTGCGGCATCCTTCCACGTGCTCGCCCTTGCAGTAATCGCCCACCCCTTGATGCCGGCGGGCGGCGGTGGCCTCTTTGCCGCCGTGGGCGGCGCGCCAGGCTTCGTCCATGCTCAAAAGGGTTTTGATCTCCCAGGGGGTGGGGCGGGTATCCAGCAGCCGCGCCCAGGCTTCGATCTCCGCAAAACGCAGCGGCTCGGGTATCGTCGCCCCGGCGCCCATGCCCGCCACCACCAGCCATGGCCGGCGCGCCGAGAGGTCGGCAAACCAGGGGAGAATCCAGGCGCCGGGGCCGTCCAGCTCCGGCGCCTGTTTGCTGGCGGCCAGTTGCCGCGCGGCCTCGCACAGCTCAGCCGCTATTTCGGCAAAAAATTGGCCCGGTCTCCAATCTCCGCATCCACCTGCTCGCGCAGCCAGCCGTAACCGGGGTTGGCGTAGATCTTCCGCACGTTCTCCGGAGTGAATTCGAGCAGCTCACCGCCCACCGGCAAGCCGGGGACTGTCTTGATTCCATCGCCTTCCTTTACGTCCGACTCCCAGCCGAGAGTGCAGGCGACGAGAATGCCGAGGGCATCGCTTTCCAACTCCTCGGCGGATACCGTTACCCGACCGCGGGCGCGCCTGGCTGCCTCGGTGCGCCGGTTCTGCTGCTTGCGGACCTGGCTGCGGTAGATTTCCGAATCGACGCCGCAGACGCGGATGCGGATGCCGAGGGGCACGTTGGTTTTGGGGTGGAGAAGAGCGACGGCCACGCCGGTTTCGGCGGCGTTGCCGGTGTCGAGTTGGGACAGGTCGAACATGGGAGACCTCCTGTTGAATGATGTAGGGGCGAAGCAAGCGCTTCATCTGCTTCGCCCTGGTTGCGTTCTGCGGACCCGGTTCAGGGCGAAGCAGGTGAAGCTTGCTTCGCCCCTACGGGTTATTTCACAAATTCCAGCTTGATCTCATCATCCCCGGTATTGCGGCTGAGGGTGAAATCAAGATCGGCAGTCATATTGCCGGCGCGATCCCCCTCGCCCACCTTGCTGTAGACGACCTTCGGCGCGGTGATGGTGAACTTGTTGTAGGCGTCGTCCGGGCCGATGGGGCCGAGCACCAGGGCGGCGGCGGCGCCGGCCTTCCACTTGCCGAAAAAATCATAGGTGGCCACCGTCACCATCTCCGGATCGAGCTTGCCGACCGGCTTGCGGGCGGTAAGCAGGGCCGAGAGATAGCCGTCGGGGGCGCTGATCGAGGGGCGCAGCTGCAGCGCGTTGCCCATGTCGAACGAAATCGATTCGGCGATCATCGCGTAGGCGTCGAGGGTCAACACGTTGCCGAGCAGCAGCGGCGGTATCGTCGCCTCGAAGGTCGGGCTGAGCATCGCGCCGTCCACCGCGCTGTCGTACACGCCGGTAAAATCGAATTCGGCCATGACCGGCTCGCCCATTTTGCCGCTGAATTTGACGTTGCCGCGACAGCCGCGCGCCTTTTTGATCATGCCGTCCTCGTAGACGAAGATGGTCAAAGTCGGCACGCCGCTCGATGCCGGCAGGTAGGTCACCTTTTCGGCGCCGGCGGTGAGGTCGACCGTCTCGGCGAAACCGCAGGCGCGCAAAAACGGGCTGAGCGCCGGCTTGATCAGCGCCGAGTACGCCGCGCCGGCGCCTTTGACCTCAGCTTTGAAGGTGATCTTCGCCGAGCGCGCGCCGGGGATCGGGGCCAGCGGCGAGAGGCTGTTCAGCTGGTTGGTGCGCTCGTGCATCTTGAAATCGGCGTCGAATTTCGGATCGATGGCGAGAATGCCGGCGTCGCCGACCACCAGCGCTTCCATAACGCCTTCGGCACCCTCCACTTTCCCCACGACGATCCTACGTCGGCTTAGCATCGCTTACCTCCTCTTCCTGGCTGGCCGCTTTGCCGCGGCGGTTGGGTTTTTCCGGTTCGGCCTGGCCGACGATGCGCGTCTGCGCGGCGTCGTTGACCGTCTCTTTAAATGTGGGTTTGCCGTCCATTCTCGGGCTCCTTTCCCTAGGGCAGAATGCGTTCGGTAACGCTGAGGTGAATTTCGCAGGTGTGGCACAGCACCGGGCCGAAGAGACGCTCGGTGATCAGCGGCGCCTGCGCCGGCGCTTGCTCCGGTTCGGCGGCGTTCTTGAACTGCCAGCTCGCCCCGGCCGGCGCTTCGAGAAACGCATCGCAGACGGTTTCGACCATCTGCTGAAAAATCTCGTCGGTGGCGTCCTCGTCTTTCAGGCCGAGAAAACCGTTCAGCACAAAGGTGTGCTGGCGCAAGGTCGGGCCGCGATAGCGGTCGGCAAACCCCTTGCGGGTGATTTCCCATCCTTTGATGCGGTCGGAAGCCGGATCCTTGAAGCGCAGAATGTATTGCTTCCAGTCGGTGGCCATGCGGCTGTAGCCATGCACCACGCCGATATCGGCCAGCGCTTCGAGGCGCGCCTTGATGTCATCGCGGATTGCCAGGTAGTTAGCCATTGTTCAGCTCCACGCTCAGCGCCAGCGAATGCCGCTGCGCCATCGCCTGCAAATTGCGCTGGTTCTCCCACAGAGCCTTGAAAAACATTGCGTGCCCGGGCGTCCCTACCCGGCCGATCTTGCGCCGCACCAGGTATTCCAACCGGTCGGCTTCTTTGCCGGTCACGCCGAATTTGAGCTGCACCCAGGGCAGCAGCGGCCGTTTGTCCAGCGGCGTCCCCCGCCCGCCAGGCGGCATCTTGCCCGGCCGGCGGCCGCGCTCGACATATTCCACATACTCGTGCTCCGAACCGACCACCCCGCGCAGCAGCGGCGTGCCTCGCCCCTGCACCTCGCCCTGGATGCTGCCGAGCAACCCGCCCGCGCCGGCCACCCCCTGCGGCGTGCGCACCTTCACCTCGCGCTCCAGCAGCATCGTCGCCTCGTCAATGAAGCGCTCCATGTGCTGTTGCACGATGGCCGGGCCTTTGCCCTGGAGGAGCGGGCCGGAAATCTGGATGGTGGCGGTGAGATTCATCGGTGCGTCAACCTTTCGCGGCCGCGCGCCCGCTTGGCCGGGGCTGCCGTGGCTGAGGCGCCCACCGCGCCCCCTTTTGGGTCAATGCCGACATGCGAGTTGTAACGCTCCTCCCAAAATGTGGCCAAGCGCCGAAACTCGTCTGTCTTGCTCTGCTTGTTGACCACATCGGCCTGAATCGTCGGATCGGAGGTTTGCCCGGCCAGCGCCGCCAGATTGGCCAGGCAGATCGAGGCGGCGAGGCAGGCCACCGCGTCCGCATCCCCCTCGGGGATGTCGCCCTCGCGGCGCTGCACCGTGTAGACCACCCGCACGATCTCGTCGGCGGCCGGCGTTACATCCAGCAAGCGCAGCTTGATCCCGCCCGGGTAGCGGTAGAGGCTCCAGGTATTGGCGGCAAGCAGCGTCGCCGGGACATTCCCCACCGGGTATTCCACGGAGAGGATGCGGCTGGAATCGGCGGCGAAAAACTCCGGCGGGTCCAGATCGTGGCTGGCGTTGCCGGCCAGGTCCTCGGGAACCTTCAGCGGCCGGTGCTTCGAATAACGCTCCAGGGCGGCATTGATCGCCGGGTTGAAGTCGGCATCGTCGGTCAGCTGGCCGGCGGCGTCTTTGGTTTTTGCTTTGACCAGGTCGAGAAGCATAGATCCTCGGGACGCGGTTTGAGGGATGCGGTTCGCGTTGAAAACTCAATTCGACAAAGGGCCGGCCGAAACCGGCCCTTTCCTTCATTCAACTTCCAACTACGGCTGTTCGTAGATCTCGACCACGTCGGTGCCGTTTTGCACATAGAGGCCGTACTTGCCGGTGGCCAGCGTCTCGCCGGCCTGGCCGGTCACCTTGAAGGTCAGCACCTGGCCGCTGTTGTTGTAGACGGCGTGGAACTTGCCGGCAGTGGCGGCGGGCAGCACGGCGTCGACGGCGCCGTTCGCGTTGGACACCGAGATAAAGCTCGCCTGCGCCTCGGCGGCGGTCAGCGACCAGGCGACGGCGGCGCCGGCGTAATCGTGCGTGGCGGCGCCGGCCAGATCGACCGTGCCCGAGGCGTCCGGGACGGTTACCGCGCGGTCGGCGGTCGGGTCGGTAATCGTAACCGTCGTCTCGAAGGCGTCGGCGGTGGTCCCCTCGAAAACAAGGCCCTGAGTCAAAGTGCCGACGGCGGTCAGGCCGGACGAGTCGAAATAATTGTTGAACGTCACGAAGTAGTCGGTGGCCGAAAGCGCCACCCCCAAGGGCTGATTCCAGGCCGGGGCGGTCTGGGTGACCAGGCCGGCGGTTTCCGACAGGTAGCCGTAAGCGCCGGGGGTCAGGCCGGTCCAGCCGGTCACCCGGCCGACAACGATGATTTCCGCCGTGGCGCCGATAGCCCGTGCCCCGCCGACGATCCCCACCGCCGGGCGCAACGTGGCGTCATCGGCGTCGGCCTTGTACGCCTTGCCGTCGGCGGCCTTGATGGCGACGATATCGCCGACGGCCAGCGCTTCGCCGGCCACGGCCGAAACGCGCACGTAATTGTGCGTCACCCGGTAGGCCAGCGCCTCGCCGGCAAAGAGCAGCAGCGGGATCAGCAGCAGCAGAGAAAAACGAGAGAGCTGTTTCATTTCGGTAAACCTCCTTGGCGCGCCGTAGCCTCTGGCGAAGGCGGCCGTTCAAAAGGGTTTTGATGCAGGGGCGGGGTTGCCCGCCCCTACCGGTTACGATCAGGGTGCGACAACCGCCTTATAGGCGTTGCGGTAATCGAGAATCTCCGCCTCGTACTCGTGGCGGATTTTGTACTGGACCTTGTCCGCGATGAACATCTGGCCGACGGCCGGGTTGTCGGCGATGAACATCTCCGGTTCCTGCTGCCCGTTGAGAAAGGCCAGCTCCAGGATGTCCGCCTCGGCCGGATCGCCGAACATCATCCAGTCGTTGGCGTCGGTCATGAACGGGCACTCGATCAGCCCTTCGGGCTTGAAGAAGCCGTACATGCTGTTGCCGTCGGCGATGGCCACCGCCTGCGGGTTGAAGTCGTTGACGTTTTTCACCAGGCCAAACAGTTCGGAGGGGAAGGCCACCGTCACCGGCTTGAGCATCAGGCGCTCGTTGCTGTCCGGCTCGGCCTGTTGGGCAAAAGCCGCCTTGGCCGCCAGCGCCGAGGCGATGCCGTAGGCGGTGGCGCCGAGGTTGCCGTGATCGGCGTGGAAGATCGCCTTGCTGTCGCCCTTGTAGGTGGCGTTGGCGATGAACTTATTCCAGCAGCGCTTGGCCAGGGTGCGGCGGGCGGCGCGGGGCAGCCGGTTCATGATCTTCTGCACGGCGCGCATATCGTCGTTGATGATCATCTTGCGGCTGATGGTGATGTAGCCGCCCTTCTGGTTCAGGGCGTAGCTGACCTCTTCGTCCGTGACCTCGCCCAGGTCGGCGTAATCGGCCGCTTCGGGATCGACGTCGGGCAGGTCGCCGTAGTAGCCGATGCGCACCGCCTCGAGAGTGCGAAAATCCTTGGCGTTGCGGATGTTTGGCCCCACCAGGCGCGAGACGCCGTAATCGCTGATCTCGCGGTAGTCGTTGACCAGCTGGCGGTACAGGGTGTTGCCGAGCACGTAGCTGAAGGTGGTGCTGCCGAAAGCGGCCTGCATGCGCTGCACCTGCTGCGGGTCAAGATGGCCGCGCACCTCGGTGTCGCCGGTCATCTCGGCATAGGCGGCCCGCAAACTGCGGAAGGGCGCCACGTCGCTGAAGCTGTCGGCGACGGCAATGCCGAACAGCTAGTCCACCGCCGCCTGCAGCTTCTCGCCGCTCTCGCGGCTGACGCGCACATCGCCGGCGCCGTGGACGCCGCCCGATCCCGTCAGTGAATCGATCATCTCCTTCTGCTCCTTGATCGCCGCCTGCAGATCCTCGGTCTTGAACTCCTGCCCTTCGAAACGCTTGCGCAGCGAGGCCTGGAATTTCTCCGGCAGTTTACTCCCCGCCAGTTCGCGATCGAGGGTCATGCCGGCCTGCAGCCGTCGCACCTCGGCCAGGGCGGTGGCCGCTCCGTTGTCGGCGGTCAAAAATTCCTTGAGCCCGGCGACCACGGCGGCGGTCAGCTGCTCGTTGTTCGGGTCGCCGCCGGCGCCTTCGATGGCGGCGGCGGTGAGCGCCTCCAGCAGTTGCTCGTCGGTCAGGTTGTCGGTGGCGAAGTTCGGCCGGACTTTCTTCAAGGCGGCCAGCAATTGCTCTCTGTTCACGTCTTCCTCACTTTCCGCCGCGCTTGCCGCGGCCATGCGAATAAACTTGCCGTTATTGGTGGGGGAATAGACGACGTCCACCTCGACGCCGTGGATCGCCGTCGGTTCTTTCATTTTTTTACCGGCGACCAAAACCGTTTTGGCGCTGGCGGTGACGTCGTGGCTGAGGCCGAGCAGATCGGGGCAGCCGCGGGCGTGGCTGTCGATGAGGTTGTCCCGCAGCCACTTGGCCGAGTGCAGGATGCAGAGCCGGGCATTGATGCCGGTGCCGGTATCAACGGGGTCTTTCAGCCAGCCGACAATCTCACGCACGCTCTTGCCCATCGGCCGGTCTTTGGCGCCGACGTGCTGGGTATCGTTGAGGGCAAAAACCTTGGCGCCGTTATAGAGGGCGATGGCGGCGACCAGCGGCGCCTGCGGCCAGTTGATGCGACCGTCGGCGCCGGGGCCGTATTGCACCACCTGCACGTCCCACTCGTAGCCGTAGTTTTCGTCGGCAGGATCGCCGACGGCGGCGACCAAGCGGGAAGCGATTTGCAGGTTGAGGTGTTTCATTGTTTGCCTCCTTGTAGGGGCGACCCTTGTGGTCGCCCTGGTCTTGCGCGCCCTACGCGGCTTTCTTCTCGACCACATGCTTCTGACCGTCGGCGGCGACGATCGTCACCGTGGCGCCCTGGTCGCTCCAGGCGAGCACGTCGGTCGGTTGCAGGGCGCGCTCGAACGCCTGATGCTTGACCCCGTCATCGGTCTTCACCTTTTTCGAGCTTTTGAACTTGAGACCGGCCAGATGCTTTTTGTCGATTGCTTCTTTCATGACGCTCTCCTTGTTGGTTGGTAGTGACTGTAAAATTTGCCGACAAACGGCCCAAATCGTGTTTATAAACAGGGTGTCAAGACTTTTGCCGCCCTTTGCCCGTCCCGCCCTTTTTGCCCTCGCCCAGCTTGAACTTTCCGGTAAGGTCTTCTTCACGCCCGGTGCGCTGCCCCCGGCGGGTGATTTCCTCGCCGCGTTCGTTGTAGATCGGCAACCGATCGTCAACCCCCCAGTCGGGGTGATACGGCACATGCACGCAGCCGCAGGCGATCACCTCGCGGGCCGGCGCTTTCGGGTCGCGGGGATACATGAGGGCCACCGAACCGATGAGAAAAGGCTTGTTCACCGGCTGCACCTGGCCGTGCAGCAGCAGGTGATTCTGCCGCGGCCGGCGCGGGTGCCCGGCGTGCCACCACTGCTTTTGCAGCCCCGGCACGCTGCCTGCCGCCTCTTCCATGCCCAGCTGCGAGGCGGCGGAGTAGGCGCGCCCCATTTCGGTCAGGGCGATGACGCGGGCGCGGGCTTCGATGCTGGGGAAGATGCCGGGGCTCTCCAGGGCGCCGACGATGGCCGAATAGACCTGGTGCGGCGTTTTCTGCCCGAGAATGCCCAGGGTCAGCTCACCGCGAATTTTGGTGAACGCATCGGCGGCCAGGCCGCTGATCTTGTGCGCCGAAAAGTCTTGCAGGGTGCGCAACAGCGCCTGCGGCACCATGCGCGCGCTCATACCCAGCTGCCCGGCGGCGCGGGCCGCCGCAGAGGGCAAATCCTCGCCCAAGTCCCAGGCGCCGGCCAGCTGCCCGGTCAGTTCGCGACCGGCGGCGGACTCGAAGGTTTGCAGCGCCTTTTCGATGCTCGCCAGGTTCTGCCGCAGGGCGGCGGCGCTGTAGCTGTCGCCGGCGACAGAGAGTAGCTCATCGAGAATCTGCCGCTTGGCCTCGGCCAGCAGAGCGGCCACGGCCGCCTGCCCGTCAAGAATCTTTTGATCCTTCAGCTTCAGCAGGCGCAGAACCTCGGCGGAAACAGCGGACATCTATTCTTCCCCCTCGGCAACCGGCGCGCCTGGCTTGTCCGCCGAAGCCTTGCGCGAAGGCGGATAGTCTTCAAACCCCTCCTCCAACTCCATCGCCTCCGGATCCAGCTCGTAGCCGATCATCGCCAACACGAAGGCGAACACCTTCACCGCGTTCTCCTGATCGATCCAGTTCTGCGCGGCGGCGGCGGTGAGGGCGGTGACGATATCGCGCACGGCGGTGCTGAGCTTGGTCACGTCTTTGTCCTTGGTCTCCGGGCGCTGCACGGCGAAGGAAAAGGCCTCTTCGTCCGAAACGTTCAGGTAGCGGGCATCGCGGGCGCTCTGGATGACGAAGGTAAAAATCGTCTCGAGGATGTACTTCCACATGTTCTGCCGGCTGTCGATAAACGCATCGATCGGCCCGTTGCTCTCGCTGGCGGTGGCGCGGTTGACGTCCGATGCGCCGCCGTACCAGTGGATGGGAATGCTCTTGCTGCTGATGATGTGGTTGCGGAAGACGGCGGCCGCCTCCTTGATCTCCAGCGCCTTCAGCTCCGGGGCGACCGCTTCCCACTTCACCTTTTCGTTGTGCACGCGCAGGGCGCCGTCCGGCGGGTTGGCGTTCTCGTTGGCGAAGGTCTGGCAGGCGGTGGCGTCGGCGCCGTCGATCGTCACATCCCAGATGTAGGCGTTCTGCTTGCGCGCCTTGCCGCTGTAGGCAAAAACGAACTCCTCGTATTCCTCCAGCCAGTCGGCCAGGGCGAAGATATCGGAGGTCCCATACGGATCGTTGCTGACGCTGTTGATCTTGAAGAGAAAGCACTGGCCATCGGTGAACGTCTCGCGCTTTTGCCGCGCCGCCTCGCTGACCACCGTTTCCGTCTCGCCGGTCAAAATGGTGCGCAGGTGGCGGACGCGCCCGCCTTGCAGGTCGGTCACCTGCACGCCGATCAGCACCTCGGCGTTTTCCGGGTCGGCGTAGACCTGGGAGATCTGCGCCGGATCGACCATCCCCAACCGCACCCTGCCGGTCTGCTCGGCGACGAATGCCGGCCAGCATTGCAGCCCGAAGACCGACAGCTCGCGCGATTTGCTCTCCAGCTTCAGGTCCAGCCGGTTGACGGCGTCATAGAAGAAATCATCGAGTATCTGTTTCACCTCGTCGTTTTCGGCGGTGTAGGTGAAGCCCTTGCCGACGGACAAATAGGTGAGCGTCTCGATGATCCAGCCGGCCAGGGGGTTGAGCTTCCACAGCCAGTAACAGATCTCGACCTGCCGCTGCCAGGTGGCCACGGGCAACTCGCGGTCGCTGTTGCCGGTGAGGCGGCGCCACTGGATATCGTCCTGGCCCACCGCCGAGGCGGCCGGCAGGCGCTCCTGCACGGCTTTTTCGATGGCGGCGCCAAAAAGTTTTTGAACGACGATCTTGCCCAAACCCATTACCGTGACCTCCTGCCGAACATGCGGCCGAGCCGGCCCATGCCCAGGATGCTTTCGCGTTTTTCTTCTTTGCCTTCGTTGGCCGGCTTGGCGCAGACCGCCGGCACCAGCCCCGCCTCGCACAGCCCCAGCAGCATTTCCAGCGCGTCCGGACCGTCGTCATGGCCGCCGCGGTTGCTCGGCCGGTAGTAGATCAATTGGCGCTTCAGTTCGCGGTGCTCGGGCTTGAACCGTATCCAGCCGTTTTTGATCCACGGCTGCAGGCGGATAATTCTTAGATCCTTGTCGGCCGTCGGCTTGTGATCGTCGACGTTGATCGTCATGCCTTTTTCGTGCGCCAGCTTCTCGAACTCGCGGGCGAAGAACTCCTGAAACTGCACCGTCTCCATGCGCAGCTTGTCGAAGGGATCACGCTCGTGCCAGGCGAGGATGTCGGTCATGATCCGGTCCGGCTGGCGCTTTTCGATATCGGCGATATCCAGGTAAAGGATGCGCTCTTTCATGCGGCCGCCGAGGATGGCGCTCGGATCGGCGCGCTTGTTGCGCTTGCCGAGGCTTGGATCGACGGCGCCGGCATGCGGGATGCCGTCCAGGTCCACGGCCCCCTCTTCCCAGTCGACGAACCACTCCTCGAGGAAAACCTGATCCTCCGGATTCAGCGGCTCGTTCTGCTTTTCTGAGTCGAAGAAGGCCGGGCCGTCGGAGACCCGCATTTTCATCAGGTAGTAGTACGGCTCCATCTCCGGCCAGAGCACCAGCGTGCCGGCCAGCATCGCCTCCTGGTGCTGCGCGAAGAAGGCGTCGGCGCGGGTCTCGGCCTCTTCCTTGCCGACGGTCAGATCGGAGAAGATCCGCTCCCACTCGTCCCACAGCTTGCGATTGCTTGCCCACTGCAGGACGGCCTTGAACTTGCGCCCTTTCCAGCCCGGTTTCTCCAGCAGCTTCTGCAGCAGCGATTCGTGGTGCAGCACCGTGCCGACGACGATGTAGACGGTGTCCGGCTGGCCGATCTTCATCAGCGCCTTGAAAAACCACGCCTCCAGCTTGCGCCGCTGCTCGGCCGACTCGACCGCTTCGTCGTTCTCCAGGTCGTCGCCGATGACCAGGTCAGGGCGGCAAGCTCCGTGGCGCAGGCCGCGCAGCTTCTGCCCGGCGCCCGCCGCCTGAATCTTGACGCCGTTGCGGGTAATGATTTGGTCGGCGCGCCAGACCGGGCCTTCGCCGACCAAGTCGGGGAAATCCTGTTTCAGGCGTTCGTTGCTTTCCAGCTCCACCTTGATGAAAGAGAGGAAAGCTTCGCCCTGGGCGCGGGTCTCGCTGACGATCAGCGGATAGCGCCGCTTGCGGTAGGCGGCGCACCAGATAGGCAGGCCGAAGGTGCTGTCCGTCGATTTGGCATTGCCGCGCGGCGCGGCGTTGGCTTCCTTGTCGCCCTCGCCGGTCTCTATGGCCCGGTTGATCATGTCGCGGTAGCGCTCGGCGAAGTACTTGTGCAGAGCGCTGGACGGCTTCGTGAAGTAGTGGGGGAAATAAGTACGGTTGAAAAAATCGCGATCCGTCTCCGCCCGCGCTTTGCGCTCTTTCTGCGCCCGCTTGTCGTCCGAGAAGGGCCGCGCCGCCGCCTGGATCATCTGGCGGATGGCTTCGACATCGCGGGCGAACTGGCGGTCTTTTGCGGGAGAGAGGGTCATGATTGATACTTCTCCCGTCCCCACTGAATCAGATCGTCAAAATTGTTTTCCACCGCCCGCACCAGGTCGGCATCGTTGCGCCCGCCGAACTCGATCAGGTCTTTGACGAAATCGAGAAACAGCGCCGCGCGCTGCGCTGTGCTCTTCAGCGCCGCCTCGCGTTCGGCCTGCTCGAAGCGCTGCACCAGGGCGCCCAATTTGCTGATGCCGTCCAGCGTCTGCGGGCCGATCTGGCCGGGGCTGGCGTTTTCGGCGAATTCCAGTTCGCGATCGAGCAGCGTCGCCAAGCGGCGGCCGGTGGAAGTCTTCTGCTCCCGCGCCTTATCCCAATCGTCCAGCTCCTCGTTCGGGCGGCGGCTGCGCGCCTTCCAGTCGCTCAGCGTCTGACGCGACACGTCCAGAGCGGCGGCGATCGCCTCCAGGGTCTGCCCCTCGGCGTACATGCGAAAAGCGATCGGCTCCAGCCGCGCCCGGGCGCCCTTCTCGGCCATCAGTAGCCCCTCCAGAACTCGACAATGGCGTCGAAAACGCGGCTTGCCAGCTCGGCGGCAATGCCGGCGATGACGGCCAGAAAGACGAGGGCAAAAAACTCCTTCATCGCAGCTCCTTCTCCAGCCGGGCAATGAGCCCCTGAACGGCCGCCAATTCGCCCATGACCGCCACCAGACCATCCATCTGCTGGGCGGCCAGGGCGATTTCGATCTCTTCCACGTCGGTCAGGGCGGTGTAGAGCCCCTGGCGGATCGCCGCGCACAGGCCCTCGGCTTTCAGCCGCAGCTGGCGGCGGTTCGCCTCGGCTTCGGCCAGGCGGCCGCGCAGCGCGGCGCGCTCAATGTTGAAGCTCATCCCCTCGGCCCTTTCTCCCGGATCGCCGGGCAAAACATGTTGTTGCGAATGCTTTCGACCAGGTGCGTCTGCGCCTGCGTATTCAGGTGGATGATGCCGGCCAGGTCGCCGGCCAGGCGCTCGTAGCCCTTGACCAGCAGCACGTTGTCCTCGTAGTAGCGCGTCACCTTGGCCATGTCCTTGCTGTACCGTTCGAGCACCTGGGCCAGGTCTTTTTTGTGCTCGGCCATCAGCTTGTCGGTGCGGCGCTGATCGACGTACCAGAAGACGACCGCCATGCCCGGCATGCCCAGGGTGCTGACGGTGATGGCGATAAATGAAAGCGGAATTCCTTCGAGCATCACTCCCCCTGCGTGCTATGAAACTTCAGCTCGGGCCAGCTGCCGCTTTTGCTCTTCTCCAGGGCGGCGGCCAGGTCCTCGGCGGTCAGGCCGGCGGTGTTCAGCTCGATCAACTTGCCGCCGACTTCGAAAATCAGCTTCTCAGCGATCGGCAGCAGGCCCAGGATCAGAGCGACGGTCTGCTCGTTCATTGCGCACCCCCTTTCGCGATCAGGCCAAACTCGCCGGCGGCGGCGACAAACTGCGAGTAGAGAGCCGAAAACTCGGCGTGGTTGGCGCTGTAAAGGCTCCAGGCGTCCGGATGGTCGCCGGCGCGCAGCGCGGCCTGCAAGGAGCTGGCGGCGAGGTCGTAAACGATTTCGGTGCGCACATACAGCTCGGCCAGCCGCGTGCATCGCTTCTGATCGAGGGTCCCTTGCGTGCACAGCGCGTCGCCGGCCTCGGCCAAACCGACCACCACCTCCTGCGCCGCCAGCAGCGCCTGGGTGGCCTGCTGGCCGCGATTGGCGTCGAAAAAGCCGGCGCAACCGGCGGCGACGATCATGACGAGCAGCAGCAGGGTGGCCATCAGGCCGATGGTGCCGCTGCCTGACTCATTGCCCGGCTTCCAGGCGACGGGCTCTTTCGTCACAAAGCGCAGCACGATATTGATGACGCCCAAAATCGCCATCTGCTCCTCCATGTCGAGCACAAAACCGGTTTGCGACTGGACGACCATCGCCACGACGGCGAGCAGGTTGATCCAGAGCGTTTTCGATAACAGCGGCGATTTACCCATGATTTCCTCCACGGTTGGTATGGTTGGCCCGAATCTCGTCAACGCGGGCATGCATAATTTCGCGGCAGATGCGCACGACGTTGTTCCACCGGCGCTTCACATCGTCCGGACGCTTGGCGCCCCAGGCGGTGCCGAGTTTGTAGGTGAGCATGTGCACGGCGTCGACCGGCTCATTCATGTGCAGAAAATGCCGAACGAACTTGCCGTCGAAGTCGAGATGGAATTGATTGTGGTAATCGCACAGGTGGATAAACGTCTCGTTGTCCGCCAGCTGCAGGCCGCGATTGGCAACCACCTGGCGCACGTGGACGATGATTTGCGCGATCTCCTCCGCATCGGCCCGGTCGATCACCGCCGCCTGCTCCACCAGCCGCCGGTTGTGCGCGGCCAGGGCCTCGGCGGAGACGCACTGCTGCTTGAGCGCGCCGATCTCCGTTTCCGAAAACCCGCACTCGCTCAGAATGCCGGCGGCCCGCGCCGGGTTGTGCGCCAGGTCGAACTGGCACACGCCGAACGAGTACCCCGAACGCCCCTCGCGGCCGTCGGGATCGGAGAAGCGGTACGCCAGGCCGGAATGGCCGCCCAGTTCGTTGGCGATCAGCACGCGGCGCAAAGTGTCGAGAACGTTCATGGGGATCTCCGCTGCGGGAAAAAGATTGCGTGTCCGTCCGTGCCCGTCCGTGAAAGCCCGTGCCCGTCCGTGTGCTTTAAAGGACTCGTCCGCCGAAGCCTCGGCGAAGGAGGATGCCCCCGGAGGGGTCAGCTCCGGGGGCGGTGTTCAGGAGGCCGAGGGAGGCTCATTTCCCGGGCAAGTGCAGAATAGGGGATTAGGCGGGTGGGGTCTTTCTGGTCTGAGAGGGTCTGACAGTCAAAAAGCCCCTCCGGAGAGGGGCTTTTGTGTGGGGCGGGGGTTGCTTGGCGCAAAATTGCGCCCAGCAGGTCACTCGTCCTCGAACAGATCCGCCTGGTTCGTCTCCTGCGGGTAATCCTTGGCGTGTTTTTTGAGAATCTTCTCCACCGCATTTTTGCCCCGCCCGAAGTGCTCGCCGATTTTCTTGTGGCTGAGCCCTTTCGCTTTCATGGCAAAGACCTTGCGGATATCCGCCTCGCTCCAGGGCAAGCCGCGATTCGGGCCAAAGCCGGCCGCTTGCAGCTCAAGGCGCTCGATGTAGATGCCCTGCAGATCGACCAACTTCTGGGCAGCCACCGCCACATGGTCCGGCGGCACAATCTTCATGCCGGCGGTCTCGAAAGCGATGAACCCCTCGACGATCCGCAGCGCCATCTCGATAGCCGCATCGGTCGAAAGGATGGTGGCAAACATGTAGGCACCTCGTCTTGAGTAGCCAAACGGGAGGTGCCCTTTGCCACCACGCCCTTCCGTTTTGAGGTCGAAATTTCCGACCTCAAAACCATCCCCAGAGGTGCGCCCGATATCACATTTTTCGACCTCAAAAGAGGTCAGTTGAAAATAGTCAACGAGTTCGACAAACTTCTTCGGGTTGTTCGAGCGCGCTTCGTTCAACCGCTTCGTAGTGACCCCATATGCCGTCGCCACGTCACGGGCAAGCATAAAGGGCGGGCGGCCAGGAAGCTGAAAAATAGGGAACTGCTGATTTGTTTGCATCATGCCATTTGTTGCTACCATCTGATTCATGAGCCTTCCTCCTTCTACGGGGTTTGCCGGTGGGTAAGATCGACGTTGCCCCACTCGCCGACCACATCGAGCAGCGTGTTCAGATCGCGAGTGCGGGCGGCGATGGCTTCGAGCAGCCAGGCGGGCACTTCGACCGGGGCGTGATTGAGGGTGCGCGGTTCGGGAGTCGGGGCGGGGATGGTGCCGGGGAACTGGATCACGTTCGGCTTTGGCATGGTGTGTTCCTTTTGTGGGGTGTGAGACCCTCTCGCCGCCGTCAAACGGAAAGAGGGCGCGCCATGCGGGTTGACGGACCGGCCAAAAGGCAAACCGGCGTGCCCGAGGGCACCCCGCACGACGCGCCCAACTGAGGCGCTGCCATGCTGTGGACACAAAAAAACCGCTGAACTGCTGCGGCGGTTGTGTGTCCGCCGATTGGTTCGGGCCGTCAAACCCGACCGCTGGATTTTGCCAGCGGCAGAGAAACGATAGCCCGGTGCGGTTTTTGTGTCAAGATTCATTTGATCAGGTGCCGAAAAGCGCCATCTGCCGGGGGTCCACCCCGTGGTTGCGCTGGTAGGTGTTGTTGCGGATGAGGAAATCGACCAGCTCGTCAAAGCGCACCCGGCGGGTGCGTTGCAGCATGTAGCTGTCGAGGCAGTCCGGGTGCTTGAGCTTGCCGGTATCGGGATCGCGCTCGCAGCGGGCGAGCAGCCGCCAGTACGTCGAGTCGGAGCAACCGAGAATCCGCTGCACCTCGCCGGGGGCGTAGCTGGCCTTTTTCGCCAGTCCGGACGCCCGCAGCATCCCTTCAAGTTTTTGTTCCGCCAGATCCTTGGCCATGGGATCAGCCCACCCCTTTTGCAATCCCCTCCCGAATCTTCCTCAACGCCTCGGCGCTTGCCTCCCGCGCCTCCTCGCTCACCGGCTCCCGCAGTTTCCTCTGCGGCTGGCGGCGCGGCAGGTGCGCCTCGATCGCCGCCGGCGCCGGCCATTCTTTCAGCGGCTCGCGGCACAAGGCGGAAAACGCCCGGTGCACGCGGTCCACGTCCTCATCGCACTCGACCAGGCCGGCCTTGCTGAACCAGTGCAGCCACATCTCGGCGTTGGCCTCGATCATGTCCACCGCCGGGGTGCCGGGGCGGCTCAGCGACACCAGACCGGTCAACCCGATGGCGATCGCCTGCCGCAGCAGGGACGCCGCCCCCCATTGCCCGAGAATTTCCACCGCCTGCCGGCGCTTGCCATGGGCAGGGTGCGCCCCTTGTGGGCGCCCGTCCTGGGCGGAGACAAGAGCCGTCCCGGTGGCGGTAATGCCTTCGAGCACCCGCCGCAGATAATTGTGATTCTTCAGCGGCCGCACGTCGCCGGCCAGGCGCTTCACCCGCATGGCCTCGACCGTTTCCGCCAATGCCTGCTGTAGGGGCGGGGTCGCCCCGCCCTCGGCCAGGGCCAGCACCTCACGCGCCAGCCGCAGCGCCCGGTCCCAGGCCAGCGCCCGCTTGGCGCTGCGGAAGCAGCCCAGATAGGCGATCATCTGCGGCCACGCTCCGCCGATCTCGCCGCGCAGGGCGAGCAACTCGCGGGCGGCTTCGTCCTGGACGACGGTTTCGACGCTGAAAGCGGCGTGGCAGCAGGGACAGGTGAGGTTCATGCTTCTTCATTCTCCGAATACTGCTTCAGCTCTTTCGTCAATTTGTTGCGGAGTGCTACGAGGGCGGTGGCTTTCGCGTGAGGGCAGAGGCATGCCCCGTGTTCACGGTACGTGCATTCTTCGCTGCCGTCCGGGGGCATAGCATGGCAAAGAGCAAAGCGGCACATTCCCACGCCCACGCAGTCAAAGTTAATGGAAAACTCGCCCTCGTAAATATTCGCGCAGATATTTGCAGTTTTGCCCCTTTTCATTGCTGGCCCCTCTTAATGACATTCCCCAACACATCCCGATATTCCGCCGGCGCATGCCGGCCGATGTAATCCTCGATGGCGGGGTCCTCGAAGCGGATCGTCCAGAAATTCCAGCCGTGCAGCTGTTTCATGCCGTTCTCGAACATTTTTTTCAATGATTCGATTGCCTTGTAGGCATCGCCGGCGGTGCGCACCCGGCCATCGCGCAGCCCAACCCGGGCGGCGAGAAAGCGCTGCAAACCGTCCTCGAAGCGCCAGGGGATCAGCGCCGCGACGGCGTTGATCTTTTCGATCTCCTGCGGCGAGGCCAGCGCCACCATGTTGCCCTTCTGGCGCGGCGTCCCCGCCGGCCGGCTCTGGCTCTTGCGCGGCGGCCGCGCCTGGCGACCGGCCTTGACCGGACGAAAATCAAAACCTTTCTTCTGCAGATCGTCGATCAGCGCGTTCGCCTGGTCGCAGGTCAGGCGGGTGCACGAATCGACGCCGAACTGCGCCTGCAGCATGTCGCGGTAGGCGGCGTCCTCAAGCCCCATGTCGCGGCAGGCCATTTTGACGATTTTGATTTGCTTGGCCGTGATCGGCGCGGTTTTGGCTTGACCCATTTCACACTCTCCCGTTATAGTCCGAGCCGTAGGGGCAACCCTACGGAGCCCCCTGGCCACCCCCCCTCCGGCCGGGGGGCTCCTATCTTTTGCCCTTCTCCCATGATCTCTTCCAGTTTCGTACGGAACGGGCATTCCTCATCGTGCAAAAAGGTTTCGACCTCGAAGCATCCGCAAGCGGACACCTTTTCGCGAAAGCGGTCCAGAGCTTTTTCCATGGGGGCTTCGCCCTTATCTGTGTTCATCTGTGACATCTGTGGATGCGACCTTGTATTCCAGCCGCTCCCGAAACTCCTCCCGCTTCCCCCGATTCCACTGCTGCACCGGCCGGAAGAAACCGCAAACTCTGGAATAAACCTCGGTAGGCGCGGAACAAGGGCGGGGAGACCCCGCCCCTACGGCGTCTTTGCTTTTCAGCATCCCACCCCCACCAGCCGATAGGCGTAAACCCGGCGGCCCGTGTCGCTCTTGCCGTCATAACGGCGCTCGATCACAAAGCCGTTCGGCTCGGCGCGCAGTTCGGAAATATCGCTGTGCACTGCGCAGGAGTCGGTGCGCTCGCGAATTTCCAGCGTCGTGTGCCACTGGCGATCGGCGAGCACCCGCAGCGTCTGCTGCAACCGGCCGCTGCGCGCCAGATCGGCGGCGTGCATCTTCCCCGTCGTTTCGCTCATAATCCCGTTCCTTCCTTCGCCGCCCACCCGAGCCGCCAGTGAATGGCGGCAAAGGAGGTTCGCGGATAGGGGCACTGCGCATCGACCGCCAGCAGCCCCTCGTTATGGTAGTGCTCGCGGCGCCCCTGCCAGAACTTGCGCAACCCGTCCGCCGCCATCTCGTTTTTGTGATTCAGTTGCGCCATTTTCCCTCGGCTGCATCATCAGGCCCCAGGCGCCACCCTGGGGCGACCGGCCCGCCGAAGCGGGCGCGGTTTCGCATCAGTCTTCCCTGGCTATCAGATCGCAGTCCTTTGGATCAGCCCAAACCTTGCGATTTTTGATGAGCGTATTGGTGTACTCGACTTGAATCTTTTTCTTGCCTATTTTGGTAACAACAGCCTCTTCCGGTTCGAACTCCTTGGGGGATTCATCGACTTCCACCGTATCCCCAAGTTCGACCTCCATGTCGTCGCGGTATTTCAAGCCTCCACCTCCTCGATCTTGGTGATATAGCCCCACAATCGGCAGGAGGGGCAGACCAGCCGCTCGATGCGGGAGGGCTGGCCGCTGGTGCCGACCTTGTCGATCTGGCGGCGACTGGCGCCGAAGGTATCGACTTGGCAACGGTCATTGGTGCAGACGGCCGTGACGAGATATCTGGTAGGCATCAGGCCACCTCCCGAAGCCTGCGCCGAGACGCCCACGCGTCGAACATGCCCTGCAACCGGGCCGGGTCGGTCATCGGCGGCAACAGAGGGGTTTTGATGCGCCGGGTGCTCGTCTTGCCCGGCACCTGATACCCGACGATCCAGATATCGCCGAGCCCTTGACAGACGCCGACCCGCACCGCGCCGTCCGCCGGCGTCGGGTACATGTAGGTTCCGCCGAAGAACTTGCACATCACGCCACCTCCTCCAGCTCCGTTTCAAACGGCACAATCACAAAATCCTCTCCCTGCGTAATCGTCACCCCGGCGATGGTCTGGGCGATCTCCGGCTCGGCGAGCATCGCCTCTTTGTTGACCTCCTCTTTCTGCCGGACAAACCGCGCCAGCCCTAGCTTCTTGCAGGCTTCAATGATCGTCTCAATGCCGCGCAGTCCCACCTTCGGCGGCCGCATGCGCCACTTAACCTCGCCGCTCGGCAGGTTGGCGAATTTGACCTTGCCCCCCTGGGTGAGGGCGTCGCGGTTGGCTTCGCACCAGGTCTGCACGCCGACGGTAAGCCGGCGGATATCGTCGGCCAGCGGCTTGGCCTGCTCTTCGAAGCGCTGGCGCACCCGGGACAGCTCGTCGTTCATGTCCGCCTCGATGCGGGCGCGCTGGCGTTGCAGGCGGCCGATGACGGCGATGTTCTCGACCGCTTCGTCACGGGTTTGCGGCACCGGGACTTTCGCGGCTTCGGCTTTGATGCGGGTCGGTTGTTTTGCCATGGTCAAATTCCCTTTCTCTGGTTCGGTGTCTGGATCAAGCCGCCGGCAAGCATCAAACGGGCGCGCATCTCAGCGCGGCGAAAGGCTCTGGCGCGTTCGCGGCGGAAGGCCCGCCAGGTGCGGATTTTTTCGATGAGTGTGCGGATCACGGCAGCACCTCCTCTTCATTCGCGTCGGTGATCACGAGGGTGTCGCCGCTTTTGCCGACGACGCACAGCGCGAGAATCAAGGCGCCGCAGCACAGACCGAGTAAAAACACGGCGATAAGAGCGGGCATCAGCATGATGGGTCTCCTTTCTTGCGCATGTCGGCAACCAGAAGCATGCCGAGAGTCAGGGCGACGCCGATGAGGATGCCGAAGCAGGCGCCGCAACCAATGCCGTACAAAAAATCGCTACTGACCATGATGACCTCCTATTTGATCGACTAAAAATCGCGCCGCCGCGTTGCCGAGCCCGGCCAGACGCAGCAGCTGCGCCTCGATCTCGGCGTAGGGCTCAGCCGGCGGGCAGCGCCGCTCAATACTTTTCGGCGCAGGCAAGCGGGGCTGAGCAACCGGGAGGGCCTTACAGGGCTTGCCCGCCGAACCCTTACAGGGCCTGCCCGCCGAAGCCTTGGCGAAGGCGGGAGCCGCAGGCGAAGGCGGGAGCGGCATCGCCACCTTCTCCGACCAGGGGACGGCAACGCCTTCATCAACGAAAGCGCGAAACCCGGTGCCGACGACGGCCGTTTTCTTCATCGGCAGCGCCTTTATCCCCTTAACCGCCGCCGCGCAGACGCGGCAGGCGGCCATGTCGCCGGCCTGCTGATAGGTGGCGCACATCGCGCGGCTGATCCGCGCCCCGTAGGGCGCGCAGTCCATGCCGTTTTGTTCCAACCAGGTTGCCGCGTCCATGCTCGCCTCCTAGATCGCCTCGACCACGTCGGCGCTCACCTTCTCTTCGCCCATCTCCCGCGCCAGGTTCATCGCCCGGGCGGTGTAGTTGTTCACCAGCAGCGGGTAAGCGTGGCTGACCTTGCTCTTGCCGTCGCGGCCGACGGAAGTCAGGCGCTTACTGAGCATGTCGTAAGCGTCATCGGTGAAAATGTCCCCGGCGGCGCGGCCGACGCGCTTGAACTTCACCTCCAGGTAGTGCCGCAAATGGCCGTTGAGCCCCTTGATTTCGGCCACCTGGACGCGCCGGATCACCTCGCGCATGTCGATGTTGGTCCCCTCGTCAAAGGTGTTTTTCAGCTCGGTCTGACCGATGAGGATAATGCCCAGCAGCTTGCGGTAGCCGTCCTCGAGTTCGTAAAAGCGCTTGATGAATTTGAGCGTCTGCACGTTCAGATCGTGCGCCTCTTCGATGATCAGGCAGGCGCGGTAACCGGACTTGGCCCGGTCGAGAAGCAGCCGCTGCACCTGCCGGCTTTTATCCTCCAGTTTGACCTTGCACCGCTCGCTGGAGACGTCCTGGATGATGGCGTCGCAGATGCTGGCGGCGGTCAGTCGGCCCTTGTCGATCATCTGCGGATAGATGACCAGCGTGTCGCCGTCCCGTTTCAACTGCTCGATGACCTTGCGCCGCATGACGCTCTTGCCGCTGCCGACCTCACCGATCACCGCCAGGAAGCCGCCGTGCCGGGCGGCATCGAGCATCGCCGCTTCGATGTAACGATGCTCGTCGGACATATAGATGTCCGCATCCTTCTGGATGTCGTCAATAAAGGGGTTGCGGAACAGTTTGAAGTGCTTCAGTGCCTCCTGCTGGATCATTTCGACCTCCCATGCAATGCTGATGATATCTGGGTTGCCCGGCTGCATTGCCGGCCCCTTGCGGTTATGCGAGCGCCGACCGTGGCCCGACGGCATCGCCAGGCGCATCTGCTTGCCCAGCGGCTGCCAGATATCGGCGACACTCAACCCGCGCTCTGAAAGCCAGGCCATGGCCCGTGGGTTCTGCCCGATCAGCCTCTCCACCGCCGGCCGAAAGCCGCCCATGGTGTGCGGATCGTAGCCCCGATTGACAACCAGATTGACCGTGGGCCGGCTGGCGCCGGTGGCTTCGGCAATCTGCATCTGGCTGATATCGCAAGCGATAACCAGCTCTTTCAGGATGATCGGCTCAAATTTCATTTGGTACGCGTCTCTGGCCATAAGGCCTCCCTTTCCTCCCGTTGATTACAGCGCCTGCCGACTGACCTCGGCGGTAACGCCCGCCGAAGCCTCGGCGAAGGCGGGCCGCCAGTCCTGCCCGGCGGCGATGGCTTCAATGACGGCGTCCGCCGTCTTGACCTCGATCGATGCGCCGAAACACTCTTTCAGCTCTTTGTTCAGGGCCGGCGTGACGGCCTCGTCGGTCTCGGCGCGAATGCGTTTGAATAGCTCGGTGATGGGGATTTCTTTCACTGCAATCGTCCGGCTGGTCTCGATGGGTGTCCCGCGCCGGGGCATCGGGGTGGCGTTTCCGAGCTTCTCGGCGTGGTGTCCAAAAACCTGCAGCGTGCCGCCGAAGGGGACGGCGTCCTTCTTGCGCTCTTCGCCGTAGGCCAGATTCTCGTTCGCCTTGCGCACCTTCTGCACGCCGGTGTCGGGATGCGCCTTGAACTCCTGGCCGATGATCGCCGCATCGGCCGAGAACCCGCCGGCCAACGTGCCAATCGGATCGACCAGGTAATCGACCTCGCCGAAGGAGACGGCCACTTGCGGCCAGTGGTAGGGGCGCAGGATGACCTTGACTTTCTTTCCCGGGCGGATGCCGGGGATGTGCTTGAGCCGGTAGCTCTGTGAGCGGAAAGAGATGGTGTTGTCCTGGGCGACGGTGCGCTCCACCTCGGGCTCGGCGTAAAGATCCTGCAGCAGCTCGTCGGCGGGCAGATCGCGCAGCTCTTTCTCTTTGATCGTCAGCCAGCAGGCGGTGCGGGTCATCTTGTGCCGGCGATGCACGCGGCTGGCGTTCCACCAGCACTGCCAGTCGATGGCCCAGGCGTTCAGCTCTTCGATGCTGGTGGCCGGCTCGAAGCGCAGCCGCGCCTCGAAGTGGCTTTCGATGATCTCTTGCGCCCCTTCGGCCGAGCCCTGCCGGCGCGGGTTGTGCGGCATGTTTTTCGGGATCTCGATCTCCAGCCGCTCCAGCAGGTTTAAAATCCCCTTGGCGATGTTGGCGCTGCCGGCGTCCATGAGCAGAAACTTCGGCACGCCGCGAAAGGGCAGCTGCTCGTGGTGCCCGCCGCGCCAGGCCTTGGTGAGAAAATCGTAGGTGATCTTTTGATTCTCGCCGGCGGCCAGGTAGTAGCGAAAAAAGAGAAAATGGCTGAAGTGGTCGGCGAGCACGATGCGAATCAGCCGCTCTTTGATCTTGGCGAAATTGGCGGGCTTCTTCTCGCGAAAGTCCCGCTCGTCCATCATCCGCAAGCCCTTTTTCCCCTTCAGGTAGTACTGGATGCAGATCGAGGCGTCAAAAATATGCACGTGGTTCGGGTGCAGGCTGGCCATGCGGATGGAGGGCGGCTCGGCGTTGAGAGCGGTGCTGTTCATTTCGCGATCGCGCAAAATGGTCTGCAACCGCGATTCCGACACCTGCCCCGGGCGAAGAACGCCTTCATCGATAGCCATCTGCATCGCCTCCGAAAGGGGCAAAATCGTCCCCTTGACCTCGCGGGCGCTGGTCTGGATCAGCGTGCTGATAAAGCGCAGCTGCTCGTCCGTAACCTCGCACTTGAGCGTGCCTTTGTCCTCGCGCGCCTTGCGGCCGCTGTCGAAGCCGTGCTTGGCGGCGATGCGGTAGAGGGTGGCCGGGCTTTTGCCGGTCATCTCCTGGTATTCGGCGATGATGCGGTCCTTCTCGCCGTTCACCGCCCGGCCGAGGCGCTCGGCCATCTCCCGCTTCCATTCCATGGCATTACCTCTTTTTGTTCCGGGCTTCGGCGATAACCTTCTCGGCCTCGCTGGTCCAGGCTGCCATGGCGTCCCCGGCGCCCCCGGCGTCCCGCAGATGCGGCGGCGTCCAGCCGGCGCCCTCGATCTCGGCATCGCCGTACAGATCTCCGGCGGTGTCGTAGGCGGCGTCGCAAACCTGTTTAAAATAGGCCAGGGTGCTCATCAGCTCGGCCTTCATGCGCGGGGTGGCGTCTTCAGGCAGCGGGAAGCGCTCGGGGTCGAACTGCATGAAAAAGCCGTCAACACTGACGCGGGCGTTGCGGGTTTTGCGGATAAAGGCGTCCTCGTCGGCGGTGAGGCCCTTCTTTTCCGCCGCGTCTTCGTAGCGAGCCAGATCCTTCTCCTGCCGGCGCAGCAGGTCTTGCTTGCTCTGCAGCAGTTTTTCGTTGCTGCGGATGACCGCATCTTTTTCCTGAAGGAGCGCGTCCTTGGCTTCGATGACGCGTTCCAGGGCGGCTTGCAGGTCCTCGCGGTGCTCGGCGTCGAGGGGGATCAGTTCGCCGCCGATGGTGACGGTATCGTCCTCGATCTGCACGGCTCCTTCGTGGGTGAGTTGGCGGAGTTTTTTCAACTCGCGGTAACCGACAGAAAAACCGCCAACGGTTTGCAGAAATGCCTCTCCAAAAGTGGCCAAATTAAGCAGGTCCTCGTCAACCTTCTGCCGAGATATGCCCACGGATTCACAGAACTTTTCCCACGACCCGAGGCCTGGAATTTCTCGATAAAGCTTTGTCTCCTTCACTTGCTTGAACCACATCAAGCCGCCAACGTTGGCGAAATCTGCGACCATTTTCGCCCCTTGGATGCGCCCGATGACCTGGTGACACTCGGCAATCCGCCGCTCCCGGTCGGCCTGCTCCTGCCGGGCGTTCTCCGCCGTCATCCGCGCTGTTTCTTCCGCCTGGCGCTCTTCGGCGACGATCAGCTCCGCCGTGGCGGTGTCGATATCCTGCTCTTTCCTCCTGGCCATAATCACTCTCCTCCGTTTTCAAGTCGGGCGAGGTCGCGCTCGGCCCGTTCAATGTCCGTGTGCAGCATCGATTTTTTGCGCGCCCACAGCAGGGCGGCATTCATCGCCAGCTCGTAGCCGTCCCCCACCTTGCGGGCGAAGCGGGCGTCCTCCAGCGTGACCAGGTGGCACATCGCCGTTGCGTAGGGGATGCCCAGCGCCTCGGCAACCGCCGGACCGGGGACCGGGGTTTTCTGATGCGCCAAAAACTCCAGCAGTCTCAAGGCCGTTTCCACTGCGGCTATGCGTTTGTAAGTTGACATATTGACTCCAACGAAAGTTTGAGTTTGGTTACAACCATTGGGGGATTGCTAATCCCTGGCCGTCACAAATTTTTTTAGCGGCGGCCGATCAGCTCTTTGCGCAGCCGGCGCATTTCGTTTTGCGCCTGCTCCAGTCGGCCCAGCTGCAGCAGCTTGACCTCTTCGGCCGTGGCCACCTGGCCGCCCGCCGCCGCGACAATGGTCGCCGCCGGCTCGATAATTCCGGTAACCGCCTGAATGGCGAAGAGAAAATAAGCGGGAATCGGGTACTCGCAGGGCTTGCTCAGATAGTTGTTGAACATGTGAATGGTCAACGGTCGGCGGCAGGCGGGCGGATCGGCCTCGGCGCCCTGGTCGGTGCGGCCGAAATAAGCGTTGATCCCATCGACCAGCTGCTCGCGGCTCAGGCCCGACTCGCGCAGGGTGCGCTTGATCGCCACCGCGATCTCGATGCAGTCCTCGAACTCGTTGGCGGCCGAGCACGCCACCGGGGCCGGAGCGGCTGCGGCGCGAAAAAGCCCGATCTTGGTTTCCATCAACTCATCGACCTGGGCGCTCCAGTCGAACGGTATCTGCGCGGGGTCAATTGGTGCGGTTTTCCTAGACATCCTGGCTCCCTTTCCCCCTCGCACACCTCAAAACAAAATTTTTAATTAGACGTTGTCCGCCGTCCGGCCCGCTGCTACGATCTCGCCATCACCCCATCAGGAGGTCACGGTCATGGTCAAAGGGTTCACGTTCAAGTGCTGCGAATGCCCGCACGAGATTTCTGTCAAGGTGGAACGCTTCGAGGAATTCACCGTTAAGCCTCTTCTCTGCGGCTGCGGCAAGGTGCCGCCCGTTCCGACGCAAAAACTCTTCTGGATCGCCCTGCGGTTGATGGATGCCTGGCTCGGCCTGCTCGCCTTCGGCGTCATCCCCGATGGGGTACCGCGGTTCTCTTCCCACCAGCCCCTGCAGCTCGTCGCCGTCCCTTTTCGTCTCAAGCAGCACCCCGAACGCTACGAGCTGCAGCCTGAGTATCAGGCACGGCCGGGGGATACGCCCACGCCGGGAGTACTGTGTCTTGACCCTTATGGCGGGGCCCCGCTGGACACGCTTTTTCTAAATAATCGCCAAGCATGGCAAGGCTTAACCCAATTGGCACATCTAAGCCGGCGTCTAAACGAAGAGATTTCCGAGTCGGCGGCGTTCCGTGTGCAGTCAGTCGATCCTTATGCTCCCTCAGCCATTTACCGTCGACGGTGATCACGATGCTGGCAACGGCGGCGCAGATATCAAAGCAAATCATCAGCGCGGGTCCGGCCAACGACAGCATCCGGTCAAAGTCGATGCCGGCGCGGGAATAAAAGTCGGCCGGAAGAATCGAGTCAAAATCGGCGCGAGCATAAGGCAGTAAAATCGGCAGCGGCATATTGTAAGGGTCGGCCATGGGTTGCTGGCGCAAGTAGCCGATAACGCCCCGGATACCAGCGGCGACCTTGTCTCGGCCGCAAGGGCACAAACTGCCCGGCAGGGTTGTCAGCAACATCCTTTCAAGCTTCGTTACGTCACCGTGAGCAGCGGACATCGGGGGTGCCTCCTGTGTTAAAAATCGCTTCTTTCATCATCGCCGCCGTGCTATCCTCACGCGGACAGGCGCTCCAGGGCTTTCTTCCGCCGGCTCTGTTTCGTGTAGCGGGCGGGAAAAACCTCTTCGACCGGCTTGCTGATCGCCTTGGCAATCAGCCGCTGTATCCGGTCCGAGGTCGTCAGGCCGTCCAGAACCTTCGACACCGTCGCCCGGCTGACCTTCGCGGCGGTGGCAATATCGACCGGTTTGATTTCGGCTTTCATCAGGGCAATGCGTCGATCCAGAGGTGTCAT